GCTCGGCGCATTGGGCGAGCCAAGGTAGAGATAATTACCCACGTTCCACGCAGCGAGTGTGGCGCTGGTGGCGTAAAGCGCGCCGTTAAGGTAAATCTGCTTGCCGGCCGGCCCCCAGACGAAGTGCAGAATTTGAATGTCGCCCGAGGCGAAGCTCTGCGCTGCCCCCGCACCGCCAATAGTGTCTGTGCCGTCGGAAAATTGCCACTTGTCGGTAGTCTGGTTGTAAGCCGCAAAGAAGGTGCCGTCGCTGAATAAATACCCGTTTGTCGCACGGTCATAGGCCGACAGGTGCCGCACCGCCATGCGGATCGTGCCGCCCCCGGCGCTGAGTATCCCGGCGGTCGGTATGCGCACATATCCCGCCGTGCTGGTCGAAGCCGATGCGTGCGGCGTGCCGGTCCATGAGCAACCAAGCATGTCTCCGTAAATAAACGGCACAACCGTCGCGCTTTCGGCGAGCTGGACGCCGGCGATAAACATCGGCGTGTTAAATGCCCAAATCGAGACGCCGACGTGGATGCTGGAATTGATACCGGTAAAGGATGCGGTGAGCAGGTACCACCCGCCGCCGCACGGCGTGTAGGTGGTCGTCAGGTGATCGTTGTAGAACAGGCGTGCGTCTGCAGTTGTTACCGCTGTCCCGTCCAGTTTCTTGACATACGCCATGAGCTGGTGCGTGTTGGTGTTGCCGACGTTGATGACCTGCGTCAGCTTGTAGTTGGTCCCGGACCCAATTCGCGTCACCCTTGCGCTGACCGACCCCCACAGGACATGCTCGATGTCCGTGTTTTTCTGACCTACGAGGTCAGCCCCCACCCCCCAGCCGTTGTTCCAGGTGGCGTGGCCAAAGACGGGGTTTGTGATTTTATTCGTGATGCTCGGGGCGACAATCGTGCCCCGGCTTGCCCCGTCGGTCGTACCTATCGTGTCTTCGATGATACAGCCCGTGGCCGTCGCCAACCGCTGTCTGAGCCCCACTGCGTGCGGGCCGATCAGCAGGTCCAGCGGAACAACCAGTATCTTCTGCGGCACGTCAGCGATGTAGTAGGACGCGTCCAGCATCGCCCGCCCGTACTTTATGTGGAAGCGCAGCCGGTCCTGACCCCACACCGGCACTGCTCTGTATGCTCTGTGGGGCATGTACTCGAAGTACATCTCGTAGCGGGTGTCTGCGGTGAGCTCCAGGAAGTCGCGCAGCCGCCGCGCCGCCAGCGACGTCTCCAGCACGGACGCGCCAGTGATCATGATCGACGGCGCCCAGTTGCGGTCGCTGAACTTGCGCCCGGTGACGCGCCCACCCGCGTACCTGTTGGCGCTCGACCCGGAAGAGATGCTGAGTTCGACCAGCTCCGCTGGAAAATCGAAGTCAAAAACCGAATACGTGTCATCGTTGAGATCGAGCGTATGCGGTCCGTGAACGAGCCGTGCAGTGTATTCCATAGGCTACCGGCCTCCGTAATCACCCATGCCCGAACGGGCCTGAGTCTTGCGCAGGCGTGATACAACCGCGTGCCCCGTGGCCTCCGGACTGTCCGCGCCGCTGATAATCAGGTTCTCTATGTAGACGCCGCCGCCCCCGCCGCCTGACTTGCCCGCCGGCGTCACCTGCACGTGCTCGCCCGACGAGACGCGCATAACAAACGAGTCGTTCGGGTAGCCCGGCGGTACGACGAACGAGCCGCCGGTCTGAAAGCCGGGTATGTAGCCGCCGGGTCTCGATGTCCGCGACTGTCCGGTGTTTGTGGCAGGATTTGGCGCTGGTGTTCCAGCGTAAATTCCGCCGCCTTTGAGATATGCAAGGGCCTCGTCGCCCCGCACTTTCAAATCGATGAGTACCGAAATCGTGCTGGGAATGCCGTTCAGTTCTTCATTGAACCGCTGCACGGCTGTAATATACTCTTCCAGCGTTATCTTGCCGGTCAGATAGTCCTGCTGGAGGGTAAAGAGCGCCGTTGAGGCGTTAATCTGCTCCAGCGGGATGCCGCCGATGGTGTGCGCAACCTCGGCGCTCATGGCACGGTACTCCTCGGCGCTGATGAGACCCTCCTGATAGGCTTTGGTGATGTCGGCGAGGAGCGTATCCGCAAGGCGCTGTTCGGTCATCTCTGCGAACGTGATTTTGAGACTGCGCGCGGCCTTTTCCGCTTCTTCGGCTTGCTTGCGCATTTCATCCAGCGCGTCGCCCTGTTCGTAGAGCATGTCAGCCCAATTCCGGCCGGCGCCGTGTGCGGCTTCTGTAGCGGCGCGCATCTCGTGTATTTGCGAGACCGACATGGCAGACTTTTTACCGACTTCATCCGCGGCCTGCGCCGCTTCCCACTCGGAACGTGCCAGCAGGTCGAATTTATCCGTGATGTCTACCGTTACGCTGCCCTCTCGCTGGAACACTCGGATCCGGTCGTCGACGACTTTGGTGAAGTATCCGGACTGCCGGATGCCTTCCATGACACTCTCGGCGTACTCGTCCCAGGACTTTGCGCTCTCTTTCAGATCATACGCTGATGCCTGAATCTCGGTGCGCAGCATGGTATGGCCTTCCATCACGTCCGCGAACAGTCCAACGAGCGGCGCAAGAGCTTCAGATACCTGTCTCTTGAACGCGTCGGTCTGGTTCTTGACGGCCGCTTCCAGGCGCTGGTACGGCCCGACTGCCGAGTCCGCCGCTTCGCCGACTCTTTTGAGCTGCTCCTCCGCCTGCTGGAGAAACGCCTCCCGAAACGCCTCTTCTGCACTCAGCCCTGTCTGCTCGAGCGCCTTGACCTTTTCCTCGAACCCGTCGACCGCAACCCCTAAAGCGTCAAACCGCATGGTGGTCTGGTTCGTCAGGGTCAGCACGAGCTGGTTCATGTTCATGTTCAGCCCGGCTGCAACTCTGGCCAATCTCACGGCCTCGTTGTGCGTTTTGGCCAGGCCAAGACTGATAAGATCCGCAGCCGAGCCCATGAGCTGGGAGTCGTCGATCATGCCCCGGGTGGCCATGCGTAGATCGGTCATCAGCGCTGTGCTGGTCGTACCGATCCCCTCAGCCAGACGTTCAAAGCGCTGGGCGGTAAATTCGAGCTGCGCACCTTCCTTGGCGACGTTGAAGGTAGTTTCGAGGATCTGGGCGAAAGTCTTCGCCGCTCCCAGTGCCAGATCGAGCCCGGATTTAAGGTCGGTAAGCGTAAGCCCCAGGCCTTTAGTCGTGAACCGGGCCTGTTCCTGTGACTGTGCAAGCTGGCTCTGCGCTTTAGAGAGTTGAAGAGCCGACTGGAAGGCGTCCTTCTGCTGCTGGCTCATTCCAGCGAGGGCTTCCTTTGCAGACTTCATCTGCGCGGACTGCTTCTCCTTCTGGATGAGCTTGTCCATCGCGTTGGCAAGGCCCTGGGTTTCTTTGTCGAGCTTATCGAAACCCTGGCTCAACGCCTTGACAATCAGATCGACTTCGATGCGATCAGCCATCGTCCTTCTCCAGCCAGCGGAGCAACTCTCGCTGCGTTGCCGTCATCTTGTCCATGTGCCCGGCTGCCTTCATCTGATAGGTCAGCTGCGTCAAGTGCAGCGCCTCAAACTGCGCAAGCAAATGGAGCGGCTGGGATAGCCAGCCGCCTGAAAAAGGCAAGACTCCATGCCGCTCCCATGCCATCCAGGCCTGAATGGTTCCTATTTGGAGGTCTGCGCTTCGCTCTCCGAACTCCCAGACGGGCTGCTCGTCGTCTCCTCCGCCGCCTGCCCAGCGGGCAACGGCGAGTAAAAGACTTTTGGGACTTCAAGCGCTCCGGCGATATCGCCCTCGACCAGGCCAATGAGCCAGGCCATGATTCCCCAGTCGAGTTTGGCCAGATCCCATTTCTCTGGATTGCCCTCCATGCCAGGGATCCCCGACCAATCCTCCAGAACGGCTAGGGCCGCAGAAAAGCGAGCGAAGATGTTTGGCAAACTAGCCTTTTCGGCCTTCCGGAACGCCTCTTCACGTCTGGCTGCGTGTTCACCCAGCCAGGTTCCAGGCAGCAGCACATAACCGCCCCAGGGACAGGCGAATTTGCGCGGCTCTTTCGTCTTGCTCATGTGATCGTGCTCCACGCCGGCGGAGTAGAAGATCCTGGCTGCCAGGAGCATTCCATCACCATCTTCCCGCCGTCCACAACGACTCTGAAGCCGAGAAACACGTAGCTGCCTGACCACTGGGGATCTCCCGACGTGGGAGCAGCGCCGTTGGATCCGTACTGCAGGGCGATGGTTTTAATGGTCCCTTCAGCGCCTGCCAGCACGTCGAAGGACCGGTCGGTGTCATCGTTCATGTGGAAGCGGGCAGAGATGGCTGCCGTGGCGTGGCCGGCGAGGTAGTTGCGCACTGTCTCCGAAACTCCGGTCATGTCCACCTCATCTAGCACCATCCCGCCGCCGCTCACCGATCCTGGTACCAGGTCGCCGCTCAGGTCTTTGCCGTCCCACAGGAGACGAAAACCGCGTTCAATCTTGTTCTTTCCAGCCATGAGACTTTCTCCTAATTCCTGGCGAATACGCAGACCGGTGTACAGCTCCCGGCCGTCTTCGTTGCAACAAAACGCACGTGTTGGGCAACGCTTCCGCTGCCGCTCAATTCCTCGCTGCCGATTGCACTGCCATCCAGGGTGAAGGTGGCCAGCGTGGTCTCCTCACCCGAGAACGCTCCGGTTGCGCTCTGCTCAATACGGAATTCGTAATCGCCGGAGCTGGTGGCGGTGATGTGCAGATTGGCGTGCCATCCTCCGGATGTGGCGGCGCCATTATCCACGCTGTCACCCAGGGTTGTGGCGTTGATGTTCGTCTCCGGATGCAGTACGACACCAAACGGGTTGACGCTGGTCCTGCCGTTTGGCAGGAAATCAGCGGTCAGAACATGGGCCTGGCCGTCCAGGCCTGCCGGTGCGCTTACCTGTATGCTGCCGAGCAGGTACGCCGGATCCCCGAAGTCTGGTTCTGCACCGCCGCCAAACAAAAACGAGACAACCATCGGGCTGCCTGGGTTCTTCAGAACGGAATGGGCGCCGCTCTGAGCTGTATCGTTTAGAAGCGCCTGGAAGCCGCGCACTCCGACCTGGCGAAGTTTGTCAGCAATGCCCCAGCGCACTTCTTCGCTCCATCCAGTTAGGTCGACGCCTTCCATCATGTTGTCCATGCTGGCGAAGTTCCTGGCATCGCCGGAGAGGTTGTAGCCGTCGACAAACACTCGCAGCCAGCGCACGAGCTTGTTCTTGCCTTTTGCCATATCAAAACTCCTCACAGAGCACGAGAAGCGCCTGGGTCAGGAAGATCGGGAGCGCATCCGGCCGTTGATCCTCGGGGATGTACCCGTTGTACACTTCTCCGATCGGACTGCCGCTGCGGACGCTGCGCACCGCAAGACCCAGCACTGCATCCGGATCGTTCAGCCGGCTGATGATCGCGTCCCGCAGATCCCGCAGTGCTGCTCTGGACTCGCCCCAATCGAAGAATGGAACATAGATGTTGACGACCTCATTCCAGGTGCTCTGCGGCTCTGACGTTTCCCAGCGCACCTCAAATTCGTTCGCCGGCTCGATCACTGCATAAGGAGCGTAGATCACCGGCCCGTCGAGCACGCTCCAGTCGCAGATCGTGACCGAGTCATCCTGGAACTCGGGCATTCCCTTCAGGAAAGCCTGCAGTGCAGTCTGGACCGCCTTCTCGCTCATGTGATTGCCGACCTGTAGCGCACGGTGATCCGCCGCAGCTCTCGCCCGGCTTCTGCTTGCCAGCGGCTATATGCCCGCTGGTGGTAGGGATTTGGCTTCGTGCCCGGATGATTCACATAGGGGTAAAAATGAAAGCCCACAAAGGTGCTGCTCGAGCGTGGTCCGTTTGGCCACAGGAAGCGCAGCACCTTGGCCCGTCTCGCTCGAATAACGTGGGGGTCAGTCCCCTCCCGGATGTACCTGCCTAACGGCTCAGCCGAATACCCGCGCAGTTCCAGCGTCTGGCCAGCCTCGAAAGTCCGGAAGTGGATGCTCTTCCTGAAGTCGCCTTTGCGGACTGGCGCCTCTTCCCTGGCGATCTCCACCCAGCGCCGGCCGAGACGGCGCAGCATTTCACGCTTATCGTTGAGCAGCTGCTGATTTGCCTTTGCGAACCGGCCGAAAACGTCTCTATACGATGGCTGCGTGGTGATGTGTAAGATCGGCATATCAGCGCCTGTCCCAATCGGTCTGGAAGCGATCGTCACCGAACCCGGAACGCTGGAAGAGCGGGAAAGTCTGGTTTCCTCGTTCATCCATGTTCCGGAAGGAGACTCCAGAAGCGAGATCGTCCGTTCGAGCGGCCCCCAGTCGTTTAAAGCCCGTGGCGTAATCGGCGATAAAAGCCTGAACGTCTTTCAGGACCAGGGCGTATCTGGATCCGGACTGCCAGCGGGTAGGCCCGAAGCGGCCGGCGCCGTTGATCCCCTCGCATATCGCCGCTACTTCCTGGTTCACGAACATGTCGAGCGCAGCCTTTGCATCCGGCTGCGTGATCGGGATCTTGAAGCCAGCCTGGGCGAGCTGGACATTCAGAACGCCGGAGACCTCGTTGATGAACTCTTCCACCTGTTCCCTGGTCGGCTGCCTGGCAGAAACAAAGTCATCCCCGGCCGCAATCCGGGGAACAAGCGCGGCGACGCCGGCGACCGAACCATAGGCGTTATCTGAAAGGCTCATGACTACTCCAGGATGAACCAGACATCCACTGAGTCGTTGGCGTTGGCCCCGGCGATCGTGATCTTGACGCGATCAGCGACCAGGAGCGTGTCGTACTCGCCGGCGATCGCTGCCCCTGCGGTGTCGTGGATGGCCACATGGGGATAGAACCACCCGCCGGTGTTGGCATTCGAGAGCTCGAGCAGGGTGTAGGACGGCGGGTTAGGCGCCGTCCCAACCGTCTCGATCTTGACACCGGTTGTTGCCGGCGGGCTGTCGTTGTACTTCACATAGATGCCGGCAACTCGACCGGCGAGCTCGATCGCCGTTGTGCTGTTCGCGGTGGCGGCTCCATTGTTCCCAGCCGCTGCGCCGCTCGAAAAGGGCCCGACTTTTCTCATTTCTTTTCCTTTTTGCCTTTAGGCTCAGGGTCGTTCTCCGGGGCGGACGGGGCAGGCGGAGGAGGGCCGCCTGCCCCTTCCCGATCCAACCCGGCAGCAGTAAGCTCTTCGACTTCAAGGTATGGATTACGCCGGGCCTCGTCTTCGCATCCGGCAGGAACCTGGCGCCATTCGTCACGCACCATTTCCAATCCACCGAATGCGGTGATCGAGGACCACCGGCAGTCCGCCTTTACTCTTGCTCGCATAGCCTTCTCCTACGAGAATGCAACCGACCCGATGTTCTCCATGACGAAAAACCGGGTCGCAGAGACAGCGACGACATGCAGCGCCTCGCCTGGAGCGTCGAGTGTGGCAACGCGGTTCGTCCCATCCCAGGTCACACCATTCGGCAGCGTGACCGTGTGAGCCGCAGTGCCGCTGGCCGAGGTGTTGATGATGAACAGCTCATCGCCCGGATTCGGTGCATCCAGGGTGGCGGCAATGATAGTGGTATTGTGCGCCAGGCAGACGATGCCGCTGTCGATCGTGATAGCTCCGGAGGCGGTCAGCGTCTGGACAGGATGGCGATGCTGTCCAACAGAGTTGCCGGTCAGGTCGCCGGTGAAGGTTGCGGCTTCCACCGCATCAAAGTTTGTGGTTCCCACAGCAGCACCTCCTAGGTGTTGCCCTGGACGGCCAGTCTCCAGTCGCCGTAGAAGACTGCATAGCGGGCATGCCACTTGTAGTAGCGCACGCCGCCATCGCCGGCCATAAAGTCGTCCCAGACCACCAGGTCGGGGCGCTGGCGGATCTGCAGGTTGATGGGCTTCTGCGGCAGGTTCGGATCGACCGCGAACCAGGCAGTTGTGTCGAGCCATCCACCAGGAGCCACAAGCAGCCGGACCGAACCCGCGTAGGGGTTCATTTCCCGGTTGCCGGTGTCGTACGCCTCGCGGTTCATGGCGATCTGAGCAGCGACGCGCTCCAGATCAGGCGGGACGATCAGCAGGTTGTGGTTTAGACCAACAGGCTGACCGCGTCCATCGCGGAATTTGGCAGCAGCTACCTTGACCGTCTCGAAGTTGTCCAGCGAAAGGGCCAGGGCATAGGCGTTGTCCTGCGCTGTCTGGTACTCTGCCCCGGGGTCGACGTGGGCATTATTGAAGAACGCCAGACCGTTGTAGCAGGCGCCATAAGCCGCGGTGGATCCGCCGTTGTTCAGGGCGTCGAAGCAGACGAAGTCCATATGGCGCTCGAAGTTGATGGCAGCACTTCGAGCCCAGGCCTCGAGATCGCCGGCCCGATCGTCGTTGATCGCGTTGTGGGTGACACCGATGGTGATCTCCCAGTCCAGGTTGTAGACGATGAGGGACTTCTCTTCGCCCCCCACGATGGTCACCTGCTGGCCAGCGTTGAGCTTGTTGACGACCGGCGCACCGGTGCGGGCATCCTTCCCGCCGGGGCCTTTCTTGCCGGCGTTCTGGGTTGGCCAGGGCACGGTGCCCATATCAGCGTAGGTTTCAAACGCACCGTCGGAGGTCGTTTCGGCGGCAAACGCTCTTCGCAGCGGCTGGTAATCCCTTGCGCCGAGCAGAAAGCCCGTCCGGATGTTGCGCTCCAGGTGTGCAGCGATATCTTTACGAGTAATCATTGTTCACCTCTGAATTTCTGCTAGGCAGTGGTTGAGGACACTTTGCCGGCGAAGTCGGCGATATCCACCCAGGCGTAGGTGTCGTCCACGTCCACGATGAGACCCATTGCCAGCCCACTGGTGGCGGTGCTGATCGTGCCGTCATCGGCCGCATAGGCGACTGCGCCCATGTCAGTTATGGCGATGTTGCCCTTCGGGAAGCCCCACACGCCGTTGACATACACGGTGATCTCAACGGAACCATCGGCAGTATCAGCGCTCGTCACGCTCTGCTGCTCAGCAGCGATCCCGCCAAAAATGTCCGAGTTCGCGGTCGTGATGCCAGAGTCCCAATTGCGGAAGTACCCGTCGGTATCCGATACATCACAGCCAACGATGGCGCCTTTATAGACGGTGAAGGCTGTGTTCCCGCTGCCGGCGTTGGTGTAGCCGGCCAGCTTCAGTTTGCGGGTGGTCAGTCCCCCGGCCGGAACCCGGACCGGGCGCTGCACGTCGGAGGTCATGTTAGCCATGTCTCACTTCTCCCATTTGCTCAGGTCGTACTGTTCCAGGTCCCCGAGGATGGGGGCCAGGATGGGATTGCTCAGATCTGCCAGCTTCAGCTCGCCGCTGTCGAGCCGGGCAGCAATCTCTGCGGGCAGGGGCTGGGTCCCTTTCGTCTTCTTGCCGTGTCCGAGCTCGGTATATTCCACAAGCCCGCTCTTGACGATCGTCTCAAGCATGCCGGTGGCAAACTTGAGCTGGTCAGGGTTCAGGCTCAGCAGGAAGTTCTTGAGCTCGTCGCTCTTGACCGGCAGACCGCGGGGAGCATCCTCCGTCCCGCCGGTCACCTTCTGGCAGAATTCCGAGATGTTCGCCTCACGCCGTACGTTGGCGATCATCTCGGCTGCTTCCCGCTTGGCTTTCTGCTGGATCTGGTCATACTGCTCCAGCAGGGTCTCGCGGATCGCAGCCACTACCTCTTCGCTGGCTCCCTGCAGGTTGAACAGCTCGAGCAGATCGCTGGGATTGTCGTTATCACCACCGCTGTTTTTCGCGGGAGGCGTAGTGAGTTCGCCCAGGACCGCCTTGACCTGTTCTGCGATCAGGGACTGCAGCTCTTCTTTGGTCAGTTCAGTCGTCATGGTTGCCTCTCCATCTTCACTAATCTCGGCGGCCCCAGGCTCGCCGTTATTCACTTCACTCATCGCGGCCTCCACCCATGACCGCTTGACTTCCGTCCAATCGTTGGCATCGGCAAAAGTGATCTCTTCGCCGTCATCCTCGAAGGTGACTTTGTAAAACTTCTGCTCGCTCTCGACGATCACGTAGTCATCGAAGACATCAATCACCCAGTAGCCTGGCTTCTCGTACACATCGAACTGAGCATCAAACGCTCTGCGGATCCGGGCAATACGTTCGTTCAGGCTCTCTTCCACCGCCAGCAGGGCCGGCATGGAGAGCTCGATCGGCCGCAGCAGGACCTTGCCCGTCTTATCCCGCGTGGCCGGCCAGTTGGTCAGCGTCCCGCCCAATACGGTCTTTGACACGACGTTGACTGTGGCAGAGAAAAAGCGTTGAATTCCCCGGCTGATGAGATCCAGGCCCAGGTCGGTCCACTTCGGGGTGAAGCGCAGCTTATTGCCTTCCCGCTCCACGCCTACGATCCAGCCGGCCGCATCGCCTCTGTCGTGATTGCGGGTGTCGATCGGAAGGCCAACGAGCTCGCCAGACTCGGAACGGGTGGCTTCGATTGCTGCCTGTGTATTTGCCGCGTATTCGTCCAGCTCATCGGGCTTGAACGAAACCTTGCGGCCATACATGTCAATGAACTCTCCAGCCGCCAGGCCGTCGAATGGGCGTCCGTCGGCCAGCGCCAGGTCGACAAATAAAAATCCACTCTGGATTTCTTCGGTCATGCGCAAGCTCCAGAAAACAAAAAAGGCCGGACCATAATTGGTCCGGCCAGTCTAATGACAAGGTACGGTTAGTATTCGGTTGTTGAGCAAGGCCCAATGCGGGCCAGCTAATTAGATATTACCGCAATCTTTTGAGAAATGCAAACAATTTCTCAAGTCTTTTTAACCAATATCGTGGCTAGGTGACGCAGCTCCACGAGGATGGCCAGAAGGGTGACCTACTCTCCCCGCTAAAGCGGGGGAGCTTCTAGGGCAACGCACTCCCCAACGGGACACGTTAACGCCCTAGCGCGAAGTCCTCGCGCAAGAATGTTTAAAGCAGCGTTGACATCTCTATCGAGTACCAAACCGCAGTAAGGGCAAACATGAGTACGAACGCTCAAGTTCTTCAAAACGATACTCCCGCAACTGGAACACGCCTGACTGGTGTTTTTGGGGTTGACCAAAATCACTTCACATCCGGCCCCGATCGCCTTGTATGTGAGCAAATTTTGGAACATCCCCAAACCGATGTCATGCGCGGCGCGGGAGAGATGACCGTTTTGAAGCATGAAGTTGAGCGACAAATCTTCCAGCACAATTGTGCCGTAGGTGTCAACCAGTTTTCGGGTGGTTTTGTGCCACCAATCCCGGCGCTGGTTGGCGATGTGTTCGTGCAGGCGGGCGATCTGTCGGGCGGTTTTACGCCAATTCTTACCGCCCTTCTTTTTACGGGACAGGGAGCGTTGCAATACCCGCAGCTTGCGGAGCGACGCATGCAAGTATTTCGGGCTGTCAAAGAACGTTCCATCCGAAATGGCGAGGGCATGAGAGATGCCCATATCCACCCCAACGGGTGGGTTGGCGGATTTCTCTACCGGCTTTTCTGGAAGTTCAACCTGAAACAGAACGTACCAGCCGGAAGGTTTTCGAAAGACAATAATGTTTTTGATCTTTCCTTCCGGCAGCGCTCTATGCCAACGTACCTTGATAAGCCCGACGTTCTGAACGTACAGCCGGTTCGCCTTCACGGTTGCTCCGTCACCCGGCTTGTAGTTCACCGAATTGAAGCGGGAAGGCTTCTGAAAACGCGGCTTACCCCGTTTGCCTTTCAGGAATTGGCGGTAGGCGCTGTCCAGGCGGCGAAGTACCTGCTGACCCGCACTCATGTTGAGCAGGCGCAAAGGATTTTCGTCCGGCTCTTCATTACGCCAATCCCGCCACATAGCGGCCTGTTCGTTGTAAGTGACAGATTTACGGCTTTCGTTCCACCGCTTACGCCTGTACTCCAACGCGCGGTTGTAAAGCCAACAGGCAACCCACAGGATTTCGCTGAGGGTCTCCTGCTGTTTCTCGGTCGGATAAAGGCGATAACGGTAGGTCTTCAGCATACGCTCAAAAAGGAGCGCCCCTGTCGGCAAGTCCGGTGTTGGTGTCTAGGCAACACGTGCCGACAGGGGCGCACGCTAAACAAAAAAACCGGAGCACCATGTTGCCTAGACACTTTGATTATACCACAGAAAGGAGGCAAGCGCCATTCCCCACCGGGCTAAAGCCCGGTGTCCCCTGGCGCAATTTCTATGGTGCTCCGCAGCCCTGGCAGGTCGTATTCTTTCCGTCGTTGTGCCATCCACAGTATTCGCACTGTTTGGTGCGGGTCAGGTATAAACCGGGAGGTCCGAACGGATTCGTTTTGTGCGAGCCGCGCGGGTTAGGTATGTATGAGACTGGCCACGGGAAGGGGTTGGTCTCGTGGGATCCACACGGCTCAAAGTATATACTGGTATTAGATCTCGAGCCGAAAACCTTGCGGATCACTTTTAGAAACGAGCTGTTTTCACTCACTTCCACATCTCCCTGACGATGATATGCTGTGCGACCGTCGTTCGCCAGCCGCCTTTCTGCTCGGGTTTATCCAGCTCGATGACGTACTTTCCTGGCGGTAGGCGATCGAGTAAGCGAGCCAGACTCACCGCATGTTGAGAGATATCGCGTGGAGTTTCCTTCGGCGCATTTGGCTGCTCTTTCGTCTCGTCCATCACCTGTACTCCATTGTGCATTGGCAGTTGTGCAAGCACCTCGACATTGTGCCTGGTGGTGGAAGTGTTCCAATCGGCTGCCAGCCCATTCTCGCGTAGCCAACGCAGTCTTCACAGTGCTCGGCCGGGTTCAGCACACGCCGTTCCTCCGTGAGCTCTGCGTCCTTCATCGCCGCTGTCAGACCGTCATAGTATGCGGTGCGAGCCCCAGGAGCGTAGAGCTGCACCCGGGCCAGGATCTGCGCATCCGTAAGCATTCCGGCCTTGATCTCCAGGGCAAACTGATTGAGCTTCCGGTACTCGAAGCGCAACCGGCCGCCGATCCGGCCGTAGTCAGCCGGTGTCATGGCATTCTTTCCGCCCCGCCCGATCTGGGTACTGACCAGGTAGCTGTTGCGCAGTTCCTTAGCGATTCGGTCCTGCCAGGTCGGGAGATCGATCTCGCCGGCGATAAACCGCTCTGTGTGCCGGCGCATGTTCTGAGCGGTGAAATCGCTGAACTTCTCGGCCAGGCCCCGCAGTGTCCTTTCCGCGACGAAGCGGCCGGTGGCGTTGTTCCGGTAGCGGCCAGTCCTGCGCTCGAAGGTGAATCCGACTCGCTCGGCCAGTTCGACAATGCGCTGCTTTAGCAGATCACGGACGATCACGGACTGCCTTCCTTAGAGGTGTCGTAATACCAGCACCAGAATTCTTTCGAAAGGTTTCCGGCCAGCGTGGGAGCCGCTTCAGGTTCACTGGTATCGATCTCGATCCACCCTTGAATGAAGTGCTGCAGCTCGTGATCATCATCAACCTTCAAACGGGTTGCTGCCGCGGGTCTCATCTCGGACCTCGAATATGTTAGCCGGTCCCCATATGATGGGCTCATTATCGTTCGCGCTTTCCTTGAGCAGATGTTCAATGTTATCGAACTCAATCTGCCCTAATCTCGCCACAACAGGCTGCCTGCGTCCGATCACCGAGATTCGAACAACACTCCACCCGGTGGGGTGTGTACCTGGCGCATCCAGCTCGATCTCGACTTTGTAAACCTTATCCGTGATGTCCTGGCCATCCAGATAAATCCGATACCTCACTTCATCACCCAGAGCTCGAAATTCCGGGTGGGATGCGTTAATTTCAATCGTTATTCTGCTCATCGCTCTCCTCCTCCACCTGTGCCCGCAGGATCCTGGCATACTGCGGTGCATTCTTCTCAGCCCACCGTTCGAATGCTCTCACTGCACTCTCCAGGTCGCCTTCATCCACGTTAGCGTAATGGCCGACGTCATCCGGCTGCTCCTCGGGCTCCACAACGAACGGCCGGCGGGCCAGGTTTGCCTCTCCGGAGAGCTTCACGATCCTGGTCTCCGCTCCCCATACCACGAGTAGAGAATTAAAGGTAGCCTCGGTTTCAGGGATCTCGACCTTGACATTTCCGGCGTCGCTGGGGACATAGGCCAGGGTGGTGTGCGGGACAAAAGGCCGGGGGCTCAGGGTGAAACCTTTGCGCTTCAGCATTCGAGCGAGCTTCGATCGGAAGCGTTTGATCGTGTCCGACTCGAACGCCGCATAAATGGCGTCACCGTATCCCGAGTCCGGATTGTGGAAGCGCTTCACCTGGCGGTAGACGCCAGATACTTCTGACGCCCCGGACGCAAACTTCTCCACGACCTCCAGCAGATCGTCGAACTCCAGTTCCTGCTCATTCACCCGGCCTAGAAACGCCAACGTGATATGCAGTTCGGCCGGCGCCAGGATGCTCGTAGCGGCCGGGATCGTCTTCTCCGACTGCGCCAGCTTCATGGCCACGGACCTGCTGAGCGGGAAGGCGACCATCACGCCGTCCCGGGTCACGTTCGGAGGAGCTGCCAGCTCTCCATTATCAGGTGTTCCGTCAGGCTCCATGTTTTCCTCCGCCGCGTCTTCTGCTGCCTCCGGGCTTTCTTCCGGTTCGGGCTCCGGTTCCACAGCGGCCTGGCTCTGCTCTTCCGCCGGCGTCTCGGGCAGGAAGCCGGACTTGCTGCGGATGGCGATGATGTCATCCCGGCCGAGCGGCAAAATGGCGCTGATGGCGTTCAGGAACGACGCCAGCTCAGGCAGCGGAATGATTTTGTCGACTTTCGAAACCTTCATCACCGGCCGGCGGGTCAGATTGGGGAAAGCCGTCCGGTTGTACTCGAAGAGCCGCTTCCCGATCTGCTTGTCCGCCTGGCGGACGAACTGGCTGGCCATGTTGTTGAAGATCAGGAGCGCCATACTTGACGAGTCCTGCATGGCCGAATAGCTGCCCGTTCCGGTTGTGGCCGACAGCGCCACCCACTGCATCCCAAACACGGACAACTTTAGAATACCGTAATATTTGATAGCGGCGAGAATGGGATCGGCGCTTCCGAAAGGAACATCAATGATTTCACCTTTCACGCCTTTCGGCCAGGCTGCGTAATTGCCTTCCTGAGCGGTCATGATCATCCGGGCAGCCTCCCGGACCTGCGCCTTGTCAAACTCCGCATCTTCCACGGTAATGGACAGGTGCCCGGCCGAGTGTTCGTAGCCGATGCCCTGGACGATCTCCAGGCCATACTTCAGCCGCTCAAGCCGCCAGATCGCCTCCAGTGTGGCCAGGCCTTCAGGATTGTCATTGTCTCCATACGTGATATGGAGACTGCGGTCCAGCGGGATTTTTCGGATCGGGTTCGGCGGATCGTGCTGTTCCATGCCCCGCAGCCGCCCCGTGGCGTCATCGATATCCCAGCGGTACAGCGAGCTGTAGTGACGGAATGCCAGCCGGCGGAACCCGATCAGACCGTCGTCGAAACTGGATCGCCAGTCATCATCACCAGGCGGCTGCCAGTCCTTTTTGCGCAGCCCGGGCACAGCTTCCCACCAGCCCCATCCGAAAAATGGGACGCGGGTCATGCAGGAGTTCAGCCATTCTCCGATCCCGCCTTCGATATCTTCGCTCACCTCGTAGGCGAAATCGAGCGCTCGCAGGTCGTCGTCGGTTGGTTTATCCAGCTCGCGGCTGCCGATGTGGGTCGGCAACTCCCAGCGGATCTCCAGATTTCCGGACAAAGAATCAAAGAAGTGCCTGACAACGGTCACCTCGGGATCGCTGCGCCAGATGCGCGAGTACAGCGGTGCAACTTCTGGCCAGTAGAGCTGCGAATGATAGGCTTCTCGGACCCACCCGCCCCAGCTCTCGATCCCGGGGGTGCCGATCTCACCCCATTTTGATGGTTGATCGCTCATTACGTCCACCTGTTCTGATAGTCTTCAATGCGACCCAGGCCCTGGAGGTCGTCCCAATCGACTTTCGTCTTTCCCGGCAAGTTGGCCAGCATGATCGCCTCCCCAACGTCCGGACTGCGGCCGATGCGGGCCTTGATCTCTTCCTTGTCCTCGATCTGCACGCCGGCGGAAGTCACCTTGTACCTGGCAGCGCACAGATCGGCCAGAACTTCAGGATCATTTGGGAGCGCAATGTCATCGCCGTGGATGGGATCCAGAGCATCCCGCATGCGCCAGTGCATCTCCGCTCGCAGATTGCGCATCTTCAACTTGCCCGATCTGTCCCGGTAGTCAGAGCTTTCCGAGACGTTCACCGGGATGACACTAGGATAAATGATCTTCAGGTGGTCAAAGGTGCTGGATCCAACACCGATGACATCGACATTGACGTATCCCGGTTCTTCATCGCCGAGCTCGCTGTGCACGAGCGTTGCCGCCGTGGCGCCGTCCGGGACCTGTACGCCTGGCCACTTCTTAACATCGTCGTACCAGTTGTCATAGCGCCTGGCGAGGGTCATCTTGTCATCTCCACCACGGACGGCATCGATCCCGACAGCAGTGAGCGGCACATCCGGCCGGGGCCGCTCCATCCACCGGCGCTGCGCTGCCCTGACCCATTCGGTCGGAATGACCTGAAAGGGATCTGGCCGGCTTGCGGCATGGAAGTCGCCGTTGAGCAGCATCGAGCGCAGCGGTTCAGGCAGCGACTGGATGACGGAGCGATAGCGCTGATCACTGGCCAGATAGACGTTGTCCTCGAGCCGGGCAGGGATGAATGTTCTGGAACGCGGGTAGATCGTCTCTCCATCGATCTCCACCGGGTCCCCATTCGGGAACTCTCGCTCCTGCCCTTTGACCGTCGCATACCAGCGCAGTTCACCGGGCTTTGCCGGGTTCGGATGTGCTGGATCCAGCCAGGCGCCCCAGCGTTTGACCACCCAGGAGCCAGACTCGTCGAGTGGCGGGTTGCCAGTCGCAATGACACGAACACGCTGGCCCGGATCGGTCGTGCGGTTCCAGCCGCAGATAAACTCGTATTGCGACTCCGAGAACTCCGTGATTTCGTCGAAGGCTTTGAGGTCATGCGGCCGGCCCTGCCAGTTCTTCTTGTCGTCTTCGAACTGCACCGCACCAAACTCGATGGTGCGGCCGTCCGGAAAAGTCCAGATCTTATCAGTCTTGTTCTCTTTGCCGTGCGTACCAATAATCTCTCGTGCACGGCGCATAATACCCTGGAGATTGGGGTATACACGGCGGAAGATGGCAGAGTGCTGGTGACATTCCACCGCCAGCCCGATGACCAGATCGGTCTTGCCGCCGCCTGCTGCGCCGCCGTAGAAAAGCTCATCTGCCCTCGTCAGGAACGCCAGCCACTGTGGCTTGCTCTGCGGTATCCACAGTGCTGTGCGGTTTTGCACTCGCTCCAGAAAGGCTTTCTCGGATGGCAGCAGCGAGTGTAGATATTGCTCGATGATATTCTCCATCGTTAATTCTCATATCTACCGGCCCGCCGTCTTTGCCGGTCACCTCCTGGCGATCGGTGAACAGTCCATGGACCCGTCCAAGCTGGATCAGCGCATCCTTTGCATCGTAGATCTCCACACCGAAGCCGCTCTTTGGTGAGTCACTGAACTTCTTCACCATCCAGCTGCGCTTTGGATCCACCATCGCCTCGGCATCGAAGACCACCTTTCTCACCAGGTAATAAACGACTTCCACATCCTCCCCGTTTGGACCTTCTTCGATGCGGATCTCCTCGTCGATGATCTCTTCGGATGGAGCTGGCCACCTTGTCCAGCGCTCCTGGATCTTGAAGAGCTCCCGGATGTCACCACGGCCCATCTTGGCGAGGCGCAGCAGGATCTCGTCAGCGGACATCGCTTTCTCAGCGATCCGGCGCTGAATTTCTTCCTGGATGTATGGGAGGCCCAGGAGCCGGCTGCCGCTGCTTCTGGCTGTTTTCTCGGAATAACCAGCGCGGCGAGCCGCTTCAGCTGCGTTCCAGCACTGAAGGTACTCCTCGACGAAAGCGCGCTGCTTATAGTTCATGCTCCGGTCTCTGCCAGGGTACAAACGACTGGTCCCAGGCCCGGGCGTTGATCCCGTTCCAGTCCACCTTCACACGCACATCGCCGGCTTCGCTTGCCTGCTGGAGGATGCTCCAGAGATCGCCGGCGCGAATCAGTTGGGTAGTGGTAATGGAGATCTCCAGGGTCGGTCCAGATATGTCGGTCATCACACTAACTGACTTCTACGTACATCGAAGAAACCTTCTTCTGCGACGTTCACTTCATTGTCGTCCATCCGGTAGTAGTAGCGGCCAGACATGGCTGCGTAGATGCTGAACTCAAACACACCCTCGGCCACTTTCACTACCTCCGGATCGTCAGGATAAATGTAGGTGGTTTTGATCCCGGATGGATCCTTGACCCACACACGTACCTTCGGCGGGCTGGCGTTAACGCCATGATCCTTGAAGGTGCCGGTGATCGTCACACGATCGCCAATGTCGTAGACGTTGGGCATCACTTATCCTTACGAGTGAAATACTCGCCGGCGTTCCAGGCTAGAACGGCCTGATTGCGAGTGAAGCCGCGGGAACGGATTGGCTCACCTTCTTCGTTCGTGCAGTACAGGCAGCCGATCTCGTAATACCCGACCTGGTGGATCCCATGCGGCCGGTTACCGCAGTTCGGGCAGTCGACAGCGCTCTCAGTGATGAAGTCGGACAGCTCCCTGGTCAATTCCTTCACCCGGTGGGCCAGCGCACGGCTCTCTGCCCTCGGCAGCGTTTGGGCGCTTTCATGATAAGCAGCTTTCGCTGCCCACAGTTCGGCAACGATCTGTTCTTCCGTTCGCATCGTGTCCTCCTTACTGCATTTCGATCTGCAGCAGGCCGGCTGTGCCGTCGAAGTCCATCTTGAATTCTTCGCCGGCGTGCAGCGTGATTGATTCGCCGTAGTCGTAGAAACCGATCAGGTCATCGGATGTCGCCGTGTCATTGTAGATCACGGCGTAGCGGAACGGGCCAACATCTCCGGACGCTGTCAGCGTGAGATCTGCCACCACCAGTTTGTACAGGCCCGATGTCTGCGAGCTGCTCGTCGTGGTCAGGTTGCGGCTGGACAGACCGGTATAGGAGACCTCCGTGATGTCCGCCAGCACCGAGTCGCTGGCCTGCGGAGCGGTGTTGGTGAGCGCCACGGCGAGCTGGTCGGCGCCGAGGTCGTGCTTACCTTCTGCCACCGCCTCCGGAAAAGCATCGAACTTCTGAAAACTAGCCATCGTTCACTCCTTCAATGATCGTAAGTGCCCAGGATTGCGATTCCGCAAGCGCCAGGCTCCACTCCATGCTTTCCGCGAGCGTCAAGCTGTCAGCCACGGCTTCGCCCGAGTACCGGAGATCGGCCGGGAAGCCTCGCAGGGCAAAGCTGCCGGCGAGCGCCACCAGCAGGCGGCCGACGGTGAGAGCAGCCGCCTGCCCGGTGATGTTGATGACGCCGGGATCGGTCTCGATACGGCGGGTGAGAGCGAGCCCGGCAGGCATGCCCGTCATGGCAAAGGATCCACCCGCAGCCTGGAGCTGCCTGTTGGTAGTCAGTCCTGCCGGCTGGCCTGTGATGATGAACACGCCAGCACTGGCCACCAGGGTGCGGCTGGCCGCTGACTCGACCCATAGATCCGCTGCGAAACCGGTGAGGGTGAAATGCCCCACAGCAGCAACCAGCACCCGGTGCGCGGTCAGGCCTGCAGCCTGGCCGGCGACAGCGTAACTGCCTGGCGAGGCCTGCAGGATATGGGAAGCTGTGAAGCCGGCGCTCTGCCCGGAAATGTGGAAGACGCCGGCAGCTGCAGGAAGGAGGCGGGACGCAATCATCCCCGCTGCCTGCCCGCTGATAGCGAACGATCCGGCCGAGGCCGGCAGGCGCAAGCTGCGCAGCAGGCTCGCTGCCTGACCGGTGATCGCATACTGTCCCACGGCTGCCGGCAGCACCCGGGACGCCAGTAGAGCGGCTGCCTGGCCAGCGATCGAGAAAGACCCGGTCGAAGCTGGAAGCGACCTGGATCTTGACATTCCGGCCGCCTGACCTGTGATTGCGTAAGACCCAGCCGAAGCAGGAAGCAAACGAGAAGCGATCAATCCCGCTGCCTGACCGGACAGACTGAACGAACCAGGATCTGCAGTCAGAGTGTATACGGACGGTTCGACACCGGCGATGATCTGCGCTTCGACGGCCTCCATCTGCGAGGCGTCCATGCCGTAGGCATAGCCGCGAAACTCCCGGATCCAGCACTCAATGGCGTACGCCCCGCCGAGTGCCGAGCCAATCCCGCCCCATGCGTAGTCGGCGTCCGGAGGCGGCAGGCTCGACTGCGTGTGCACAGTTTCGCCGTCCACGCGGATGATAACGCTGCCGCTGTTGAAGTCCCACGACCACGAGACCAGGTGCCATTCGTCGTCGTCCGACAGATCGGACAGGTAGTCAACGATAAAGCTGCCATCTTCCATGTTGCGCAGCCGGGCGCGGTTATTGTCCTCGGCGTAGTAGGCGAACATGAAGCGGTCATCGTTGTTGCCGCCGCCGGTCGGCCTGGTCGTGAGCCGCATAGGGTCGTTGTGATTGCTGGTCACAGCACCCGAAGGTACTTTGAGCAGCAGAAAGACGGTCAGGCCGTCATCTTTCGACGCCGGCAGCGCATACTGCAGGTTCTGTGAGCCGGCGCCGGGGAAGTAAATCGCCGGAGCGCCGTCATAGCCGTCGGCGTCAAAGTACGGGCGCTCCGGCTGCAGGTGATTGATGGCCGAATGGCCGCGATTGCTCTTATCCAGCCACAGTGCCACCTGCTCGCCGTCATCCGCAGGCTCGCCAGCAATGGTGAAAGCGCCTTCGTCAGCCCTGAGCCAGATCTGCGGATCGCCGTAAGTGCGCGCCGGCACGGTCTCGATGGTCAAGTTGTCAAAACTGGTCGGACCCGCTGAGCGGTGAGCGCCGAGCAGGCCGCACTTCGTGCCGGTCAGGTGGTCGGTAATGCCGTGATAGGTCAGGACTTCGTCACCATACTGGATGGTGATGTCAGTATCTTCCGCGATCACAGTGACATTGGTCAGGACCGCGCCAGCTGATGTCGCAATTGGCAGACCCTGCACGCCGGCACCGGGCAGATAATCGTTTACTGGCACCAGGCTCGCAGCGCCGTTCTTTACCGTCACAAGGAAAAACGCGTTCGCAGTCGGGTAAGAGTCGACCGCCAGATAATTGTCGGCGTCAACGTAGCGGAAGACGAACCGGCTGGGGTAGACAACGTTGGCGTTCGGAAGTACGACAGTCCAGGTCGCCTTGATATTTGGCGTGCCGACTTCGATGTAGTTACCAAACTGCTGGGCGTTGCTGGCGCCGAGGGCAACGGCGAATCCGGTATGGATGGTGAGGCTGCCGTTCAAGCCGGGGATCACCTGCCAGCCGCCGCCGGCAGCGTCGACGTCGGGCGTATGCGAAGTCAACGACGTGAAGTCGGAGGCGGTGAAGGTGTCCTGGACCAGTACAGCCATCAGCAGAATTCCTTACACGTTAGATCTCATCCAGATAATCCCGGTGCATCCACAGCTTCACCTGAGCCCAGTCGCCTTCCGTGCGCTCCACTTCAAAGGTCTGCCCCTTGCTCGCCACGAAGCGGATCGTTTCATTCGCAATGACCGGCGCCGAACGCACCCGCAGGCCCGACGCTCGCACTCGGACCTGCTGTACTTCCGCCGGCGGAGGCTGCGGCTCGGGTTCAACCGGCACCGGCGGCTCAGAGAACAGCATCGCTCGATACTCAGGCTCGCCGCCGTTCAGCCGGTTAAGATCGATCGAACGTGAAGCGGCGCCATACTTCGCCCCCAGCCCGTTGCCGTCGGCCGAGAACTGCCAGATCTTCCACTGCTTGACCAGCCCTCCCAGCTTCTTCCACTCTCTGGGGACCAGGGGGGTTTTGGCGGTGGTGTAGTTGGCAACGATGAGCTGGCACTGGTCGAAGATGGGATCGTGGACCGTGTTGGTGTCCCAATATCCGACGTTGGTGTATATGTCGGGGAAGTAACCGCGCCGCTTCCAGAACCACTCGATTGCGCCGGCGATCACCCGGGTCTGGGTGGATACGCTCTGCCGGTCGCTGCGCTCGCAGTCCAGCCAGACCGCAAAATCCTCGCGGAAGGACTGCTTGTCCAGCGCCCGGAAGAAGGCGCTCATCTGGCGGTCGACCGTCAGAGATGGCCAGATGACGTGATAGCCCGTGGTGGGGATGCCGGCAGCCTGGCAGGCCTTAAGGGAGCAGTATGTGCCGCGGTAGTCAAAGGCATAGTCCATGGACTCGCCCAGGGTGACGCGTCCAGCAGCAAAACGAGCGCCGGCGGCCGCAGCGACTTCGAAATTCATCGTCCGGAGCATCTCGCCGGTGTCCTCGTTCCACAGGTACTGGTACCGTGAGAAGTCAATTCCTAAGATCTCAGCCATCATCCTTTGCCTTTCGCCGGCGGGGTTTGTACTGTTCGAGCTCGGCTTCCAACTGCTCGACCCGTTCGCTCAGGCGCTCAACTTCACGAGTCAGATCAGCAATGCGATCTTCTTTGTTGGCCACTTCCTGGCGCAGCACTTCGATTTCCCGATCTTTGTCGGCGCACAGGTCTTCGAACTTCGACACACGCTCCGCCAGGGCCCGGCGCTTTTCCCGTTCCTTCTCGAGTTCGGCAGCCAGGCGGTGGTAACTGACCTGGCTGCGCTCCCGCTCAGCCGTCAGCCGGTCGAGCTCCTGGGCCTGGCGTTCGATTAGCAGCTCCAGCCTGTCCAGGTCGGTCTTTTTCGCCGCCAGGTCGGTTTCCTTGTCGAGCTTTTCCTGCTGGTGACGGTACGTGAGTAAGTGACCTATCAGGCCGCCAATGAGGCCAAGCAGTGGAGAAGCGATAGCGGCGATGACAGTCCAGTTCAGAAACCGGTCACGAACCGGGTCCATCACCCAACTGGCGGCCCTCACCACGATTGTTGGTACAGCAGCCGCCAGTATCAGAACGACAGCGATCACGACGATGGTGCGGCTCTGTGGCTTCACCGGGGTTATCCTCGAATGTCAATCGTCCCGGTGAACTTCTTGCCTAAGTCATAGAGCCCGCTGGCGGCCAGGCCGAAGAGCAGGCCGAAGAACACGACCTGTACCCAGGGCGAGATCACGGGGAACAACTCCATCAACTGGAAGATGATCCCGAAGACCACGCCCAGGACCAGGGACATGATCAGCGATCCATTGCCCGTGACGCCGAGTTTCTTGGCGAACTCGACGAGCCCGGCGATGATCGCCAGGATCAGCAGGGGGGACATTTCACCAAAGAGAGAGATCATGGGTGCCTCCGTTTCTGTGGAAACGCTTAAATAAAAGAGCCGCCGAGACAGTCCTCCTAAGGACTGACCCGGCGGCTGGTTCCGCTTTCTGACGGTCAACTAAATATTACATGGATCGAGTCGAGATGTCAACGATTACGATTCCGTGCTCGCCACCGTGCCCGCAGCTCCTCACGCTCTTCCCCGGTCAGGCTGGCCATAGAAATTGCGCCAGGGGACACCGGGCTTTAGCCCGGTGGGGAATGGCGCTTGCCTCCTTTCCCTTCCCGTGATATAATTAGATTGCTATGAGCAAACAAACCCGGCACGCAACCTACAACATTAACTACCACCTCGTCTGGTGTCCGAAATATCGGCGTCCAGTCTTGGAGGGTGCTGTTGGCGCGCGCCTTACCGAGTTGCTGCCCGAATACGTCCGGGAGCTTGACGGTGAGGTGCTTGACCTGGTGGTGATGCCAGACCACGTACACCTGTTCGCCTCGTTCCCGCCAACGCTGGCAATTAGCCAGATTATGTACAGGCTGAAAGGTTCGACCAGCCACCAACTGCGGAAAGAGTTTCCGCATCTCAAGAGCCGCTTGCCCTCGCTCTGGACTCGCTCGTACTATGTTGGTACAGCCGGGCACGTCAGCGCCGCGACAATCAAGCGGTACATTGACGAGCAGAAAGGACAAT